TTGGCAATATCAAAAGAAACACCCTCTTTTAAGGTTTTTTCCAATTGATCCACTAGTGCATTTAATTTTGCAATATCTGCATCTTCTAAAGCATCGTTGCCTTTTGGCGGCTTGTTTGTGGTGGTGGCCGCCGGAGCCGGCGCAATGTTAGGGCTGACATTTGACGGACGATTGTAATTTACGGTATTTGCTGTATCCAAATAAGGTTGTCCAACTGGCGTCGCAGGACCAGTAGTGACTGTAGTAGTACCCGGTCGCATGGGCATGTTTTGTTGTTGCATGTTGCCGGCACCTTGATTATTTCTATTGGCCAATGCATATCCGCCCAGTGCGCCCAGTAAACCATACCCACTTGCACCTGCTTGTGCTCTGGCAATTGCGCCTTCAGGATCTTGGCGATAAAATTTCTCACCATCTTCACTCATGGTGTTCACTGAATCTAATTTATTAATTAATTCTCGCATGTTCATAATTTTTGTCTCTACTTTGTGTTAGTCAAATATCAGCTGTTATACAAATTCATGTTTTCAATCGACGCTTCTTGTTGTTGGCTTGTTTGATTGAATTTGTTTCGCCAATATCTTTGGGTATGTTTGCAGTTCTACGACCGCCTTGCTTGCGAATATTTGCAAGTTCCTGTATACCATGCCTTATTTGTTCAATGTTCATGACCAATTCTGGAAAATGTTTTGCTATGTTTTCCCACACAATCAAATTGTCGCTATTGGCTTTGTCTGATAATTCTTGTAGTTGTCTTCTTGCTCGCATGATTCTAGCTTGAATGCTGGCAGGATTGGCTCCTTGGTGACCATGAATGGTGCTGGACATTGGAACATCTTTGTCAAAGTCCAAGGGAGCTTCTGACACAGCATTTTGAATACCCGGCATACCCGGACCTGGTTTGAATCCCATGCTGTGGTCGGGTATTTCGTTTTCTTTAATGCGTTTACCGTCTTTGTTGTATTTGCCTGATTTTTGTTTGGCTATGGCAATGGCAGCCTGTTGTGCAGCAGATTCTTTCATTAGCACACGCTCGGCAATGGTACTAGCGTACTGATTGATCAGCGCCAGTTTATGATGTTGTTTTTCTAGTTGCTCTTGTTCGACTTTGTGAAAATAGTTGCCAACAACACTATGGTTGCCCACACGGGATTGCCTGATGACGGGTGCTTCTTTGTTTTGATAATGTTGCATGGCCATTTGTACTGGCAATGAAACCTTGTGTGGACTGGCACCTTCGTTTAGAATACCAACATCATTAGTTTTAACAATGGATAAAAATTTATTTAGACTGTTTTCTTGTATTGGCGCGCCATTAGCTTGCGCCATTGCACGATTGTATGTGGCTTCTTTATCCTTATCGCCCAGTGCGTATATGTCTTTTGACGCTAGGCCTTGCTCGCCATCTGTTGGGGTAAATGATTTAGATCTAATACCGTTAGCATCTTGTCCTGCCGCAAATTTTCCTACACCTAAATCGTATTCAGTATTATGCGATACTACATTACCTTTGGCATCAACAGTTTGGGTAGCATTCATCGAACCATTATTATAATTTTGTGTAGTTTGACCAGTGACCAAGTCAATTGATCGCCCTAGTCCTCCGACAAGTTGTGGTTCACTGTATGTTATAGCCTTACCTGACTTATCATAGGTGAATGTTCCAAACGCACCCGCATAAGTTTTAGTGCCATCTGGATTTGTTGTTAATTTAGATCCATCACCTTGGTCACCGTCTTGTGCTGGTAATTGCGGAATGGTGGGAACTTTGACCGGTTTAACTGCTGGCTGATTAATGGCTGCTTCGTCTACTATGCGAAGAAACTTGGCCATGCTGTCAGCGCCTTCTACAGATTTAGAAGATGCACTATCCAACGTCTGTAGTATGCGCTTCATGTCCACGGAGGATTACCCCAATAGACGCTGTGTCAATGCACGGATTTGATCAACCTCACGGTTCTCAACCAGTGCTGGTTGTTCAGTGCGATTCAAGCGACCAGTCAGTTGTTGCAAGCGACCCAGCTCAGTTGATTCTTTAACTGGATATGTTTTGCCATCTACCTTGAAAGAATCTTTATGTTGCGCTTTGGCTTGAGCTAATGCACCGCTGAATTCATTGCCTTCGTCCGCCATTTCATCGTGACCTTCCTTGGTTTTCTTTTCAACAGCCTTCTTTTCAGCCATGTACGCAGTAGTTTCTTTCATGTTCTTCCACATGGCAGCTGCGGCAATCTTCTCGCCTTTCTCTCCACCACCTGCTTTCTTGGCTAGGCTTGCAAAACCTTTTCCTGGCTTGCCAATGTCTTTGCCTGCCTTTGCATCTTTCACCACAGCACTTTTCTTAGCTTTGCTTAAACCTGCACTTGGTGCGCTTTCATCATACTTGTCATATTTGTCACGCACTTTGTCTAAGTCTTTGCCTTCTTTACCAGCTTTGGCCAATGCTGCCATGCCTTCCTTGCCATACTTTTCATGACCTTTGGCAGCACGACTCATGGTTTGTTTATCAGATTCTTTCAAACGTCCGTCTTTTTCAGCTGACTTTAACATATCCACACGATCTTTATATCCAGCGATACCTGGCTTAATATCTTTTGCCGCGGCTTTTTCTCCTGCTGTAGGATTCTTAACATGTTTCATTGTAGTCTTTTCTTGATGACTAGCCTCATACATCATACCACCACATTCATACATTTCGCCATTGTTAAGGTGTGGATGGCAGTGATGGCATTTACCGTGGGCCATGTGTACTGTGCCGCCATGTTGTTCGCACATGTCTTTGTGGTGCATGGCCATTTCCAAATTACCTTCCATGTAGCATTCAGCGCATTTGCATGCATGATAGTGGGCTGAGTCTCCAGCACTCATGCCTTCTTTCAATTTTTTGCCGCCTTTTTGGTCTTTACCAAGACGACCTGCCACCACATCACCTCGTGTAACTTTGTCAAATGGAGGATAGTTGTTGGCAAGATTGCCGTCGCCTTTCTTTTTAGTTTCGTAAACACCTTGACCAAATGCCTCGTCAACTTCTTTGTCACGGTTATCAAACTTCTCGCTGTCTTTCATTCCCCAAGTCTTAGCACTTTTAGGAGATTGTTTTAGCGCAGGAGCGCGGTCTTTCTTTTCTGCAGCACTTTGTGCTTTAGCGTGACTCTTAGTACCTTTACCTGACTTGGCGTTTGAAGCAATTTCGTCGCCTTCGTCTTTATAACTGGTGTTCTTATGAATAACACCTGTACTAGTTTTAGTCAGTTCGCCAGTGCGAGTTTTTTTCTTGTCGCCAACTTTCATCTCTGGCTTGTAATCACCGAACTCTTCATCCACTTGTTCTTCTCGGGCTAGAGCAGCCTTGATGCCTTTGATGTGTGTAGAATGTTTGTCTGCCAATCTGCGTGCACGCTCACTGGGTACAATGCCAGGAACTGTGATCATACCAGTACCGCCACATTCTGCGCACTCTTGCTCACCGCCACTCATTACGCCTTCGTGAACTTTCTTTTCTTTGATCTTTTCAGCTTGAGTCTTTTTCAACTCTTTCATCTTGTCTTTGGCTTCCATCAAGCGAGCTTTAAGCACATGCTTTTGGCTTTCGCTCAGTGTATCGCTGTTGTCCAAATGATGTCCATATTCGCTGAACTTCATTTCATATTCCAAGTAGTGATAAACGCTGGCAATATAGTCAGCTGCTTTGGTAATCTTGGCTTGTACCCATGCTTCCAACTGATCTTCATCGTTCATTTGTTGGTATAGCTTGTGTGAATAATTGGCTAGCTTAAATAAATCAGCTTTGGCCATTGCGCCTTCGCGATCCGTTTCGCCGTGTGTACCAATTACATCACCTTGTGGTTCTTGATCCATTTCTGGTTCCATGTTGTCTAATCCTGGCATGAGTATACTCCGTTATCTTTATGTATTTAGTGTCGTTTGATGACTATTGACTCCGCAGCTTGGCCAAAAATGTTCTTGCCCTTCATATCCAGGGCATTTACAGCAGTGCCGGAAGATGTTTTTGGTTGCACTACTTTGGGTTGCGGTGGTGCTTTTGTGCCACTTTTGCCTGGAGAACCGGTATAGCTTTTTTTGCCGCGAGCTTTTCCTGGGCTTAATTGTGGTGCGTCTACTGTGCCAATACTAGCCGCACTAGTAGCACCTGCACTTGCTGTTTCTTCTAAAGATCTAGCTACGTGTACTTGTTTGCCATTGGCTGCTAGTTTTCTAGCAACATTTTCTGCATGGCTTTTTGAACCAAATGTTTTCCATTTGCGTCCGTCAATATGAACATCGTGCGGAACATCTGCTTGATAATGATTTTGCTGACGATGCTTACGGGGATCCCCAGCACCAATTCTATCGTGCGCCGCACTATAATCCCAGCTATCGGGACCTTCGTCGTTACCTGGAGATAGACTCATACCACTATCATCGTATCCGTGCCTACCTTCTAAAAGTTCTTTAATTTTCATTTTATTTTCCTACAGGCTTTTCACCTGTTAAGTACGGTTTACTAAACCATAACTGAAACCATTCGGGTGTTCCTGGTTTGATATTGTTTTCGCGCATCAACTTGGCCTTTTCAGTACCAGTAACACTGATATTGATTCCGCCTAGCTCGTAGGGTTGCAGGCCTTTAAATTCATTAACGCCAGCTAATTTTTTAAGACGAGCTAGATCATCCATTATTTTAAACTGGATCTCAGCATCCAGCTGTGTTTCTTGTGTGCATCCTGCCGATCAGCTAGGAAATTACTCAGCCCGTGATCTCCATGAGACTCCGCCATATCAAAGGTTATACGAAAGATTTCTGCCATACGGTCACTGTCTGATAATAATTCTTTCAGCATGCCACTCCATTCGGGAACATGATTTTCGTCTTGCACAGCGGTTAACATGCTGAATTTTTGCAAGCCGGCCGGCGTATAAATTTGTAAAGCTCTCAAGTGCTCGGCAAATGGATCTATAGCGCCATAAACTTCTTCGTAAATAGTTTGGAATAATTCATGCAACTGACCAAACAACGGACCTTCTACATTCCAATGAAAATTATGCGCTTTTAGATAAAAACTAAACTCGCTGGCAAATGCTGTCTTAAGTGCTAGGTGATATTTCTCGTCCATGTTAAATTCCGTATTTGTTCTTTTTAGGTTTAGCTACTGCACTTTTAGTGTTAGCACCTGCGGGCTCATGACTTTTACCAAAAGGGCTAATATGTTTGCCATCTGTAGGAATAGTTTTCATAGCCGCACGAACCATGTTATCTTCTTCTTGGGTCATTGGATGTATTGTGTTGTACTTTTCAAACCAAGTGTCAACATTGACACCCGGAATTTTTCTAGTGTCAACACCGTCTGCCATGGCCATGGCCATCATTAACCTATTCATATGGTACACACGATCATAACCGCCCACATCGCGAGCACGAGTAACACCTTTACCCACAGCATCGTGATCTGGGTGTAGTTTGGTAGTGCCTTCTTTTATAAATTCTTGTGCTCGCATTTCTCGTATCATCCTATTAGCATATTTAATCAAATTAGTTTCTGCTACATCTTTAATTTTTTTTGATTTTTTAGGTGCTTTACCAAACTCCGGGTCTGCCATGCGCTGTTGTGCCTTGCGCATAAGATCTTGAACTTCATCATCACTTAGTTCTGGGCTCATTGCATCTCGCCATGCCGCAAACTTTTGTTCGTCTGTGGCATTGGGATCTTGTAACACTGATCTCATTGGTGTAGCACGAGGACCTTCTTCTTCTCTACTTGGATCGTTTGTTTCTTGACGAGCAATAACATTTAAACTGTTAAAATTAAATGGAATATTACCAGATTTATCAGCCTTACCATTGTAATTTTTAACATAGCTGAGTGCATTAACTTGATCTGCACCCACCACAACTGTAACATCGGTGTATCCATGCTCACTTAATTTCATTAGCACTCTGGTCAAGTCAGGCATGTCATCGGTAGCTGTATGAAAGATGTGGCCGTGTTTAGGAAACACTTTCTTGTATATGTGTAATTTTTCTTCTGGGGTGATTGGGTCATCTTTGCCCACCGTTCTACTAACAACAAAATATGGATCTGCACCATGATCTTTGGCTTGTGTAATAACACTGCTGGCCAGCATCATGTGTCCTTTATGCCCCATGCCTCTGCCCCAACCTACAACAGCAGCCTTGCCTTCACCAGTACGATTAAGGAATTCACGCAACAGCATCGTCTTTCCTTGGAGCCCAATTGGCTTGATCAATAGTTTTAACAAATTGTCCTGGCAAATCATTCTTGAATTTTCCGCCTGGGTGTGCTTGTACATATCCTTCTGGTTTTGTTTGCCGTATACCACCATGAGTACCGCTACTCAATGCACCAACAACCTTCATTTTTTCATGTGTAAGTAATTCCACAGCAGATAGTACAGCATCCAAGCCTGGGTGATTGAGAATTTTTCCTGCTTGTGCATTACTCAGTTTGCCCATGGCCCACTGTTCAAATTTCTGTTTAACACCTTGTACTCTTAAATTTTGATTAAAGAAACTGTAAAGCACATCGCCAGGCTTGCTCAGTCCAGGCTGCCCTGCAATAAAACTGTCAATTGCAACTTTGTTCTGTTTGATGTAATCTTCAGCATGTTTTAATCCAGCATCATCAACTTTGGGCGCATGATCAACATAGGTTGTGCCTTGAACAAGGATATCTGGTGTTGATAATTTCTCAGCATTTGCATATCGCGTTTCATCTGAACCAATATGCGTGTAATAACCAGTGGCAGCAACCATGACTTGTGCTTTGGCAATTTTTAAACCCAGCGGACTTTTTGCTGGAATGTGGAATTGTGTAATGTTAGGTTGGAAATCATATTCATTTGTACTGGGATTCAGCACGGCAGGTTTTAATGGACTGAATAATATACCGCCTTCGATGTATCCTTGTTTGGGGCTTATGCTTTCAAAGTACGGCCATAAATCTGCAAGCCCTTGGGCAAAAGCTCTGCGTTGCTCTTCTTGTCCGGGTTGTGCCTTGCCTGTGCCCAAAACAAACATGGCAACATCATCGGGATCATTCATCATGGTGGTTACACCACTTTTGGTGTGAGTGGTGCCACGCTTCATGTAATCCCAGGCATTTTTTGGGAACATGTGGAACTTGCCCTGCTCGTCGCGTCCCCAATATACCACAGGACTGCCGTCCCATTTCAATTCAATGGAACCGCCTTTGCTGGTCATGTGCCTTAGGCGTTCAACAGCATGCAATCCACCAGTACTGCCGTTGGTGAATACTAGGTCTTCAATATGCTGATACTTTCTACCCACACTGGGAGCTGCTGCTTCATTGATTGGTTGCGGGCTTACAGCCAGCCAGCTTTTACCTGAACTTGCTTTTTGCAGTATATCATTACGACGATCTTCATCTGGGATGGCTGACATTATGCTTTCAACACTGCCCAAGTCAGATGCTTTGGCATGTCTGCCTAACAGGCGTTGTGCAATAACATCCAGGTCATCGCTGATGAAGTCAGATTTTTTGCCCATAGCATCTCTAGCATACAGTCCTTCGTCTGGACTCCACAACATGTTTTGACTACTTGCTAGTGCGTTCAACATCATTTGTTTGTGTACTCCTTTGTAAGGACTACCGGCAGGTATAGCATGATGGTGGAACTTGTGCACCCTTTCGGCATTACCAACAGTTTTGATATCCACTTGATGGAATTTGCCTTTGTATGGCAACAAGATGTGAACTGTTACACCAGTTTTTCTAGTTTGCAGGCCTTGACTCTGTAGATATTTTTCTAATTCAATACGGGTTGTTTTGCCGTCTTTTGTATTGAACTGTTGGGCAAGTTGATCTGCGTCTATCATGACATCTAAGTCACCGCTGATTTTGCCAGGAGTTGGAGTTGCAGAGCTACCTATTACATAGGCACGAGTGCCTATACCACTGAGATAGCGATTGGTTTCATGCACCAAGTGGCTGGCCATAGCTTGATCAAATCCTTCACTCTCGGGCCAAATATTACCGCCTTCCAACAAGGGTTGTTTGATATTTAGAAACAGTTCTCTTAGCAACATGATTAGTCCTTGTATTTGCCACTGGCAATGTGTTCTTTAACTTCGTCATGCATTTTGACACAGGCTTTTTTACAAGTTTCTTCATCTAACTCGCTGTCCAATTCTCGAATGGGAAATTTCTTTTGATATAGTTTGTAGCACTCTTTGATAGCTTCTGCAAACATGTTGCTAGTGGTTGGTTTCTTGGCTTTTATGTTGCGCACACACCTCATTATAGGTGCATAGGCATGACGACGATATACATCGTCGTCATTGTGCATGAAATGCAACAAATCTTCAATTAAATCGTAGTCTAATTCGCGCTTGTCACCGTGCTGCTTGACATAATCGTCTTCTTTGAAATTGAAGTTTTCTAATAGTTCTCGTATACGCATGATAAGCCCAATTTATTATCGGCATGCCAGTGAGTGGCATTTAGAGTATTTATCATAAACTAGGCTTTGACAATGCGTTCTACTTTGCTAATGGATCCACCCAAATGCATCCTTGCCATCAGCAAGTTGTTATCTCCGGAAATATAGAAGTGTTTGCCACCCCAACTACGGTTTTTTGACAGTTCAGATATGCAACTTTTGGTTAATTTTACCTTTTTGTTTTGCAAAGCCCACTCCACAAATGGGATATTTGCGCTGGTAGTTTTTCCAAGAGTAATTCTAAACTCATAATTCATCTTGGGCATGATTATGGTGCCAGCTATTAATCCAGAAGGCGGCGGCTCACTAATATACTTAACTTGCTCTTGATCAATGCTACATAATGCATCGATATCAGCTTTAGCATTTGTATAAATTGAAATCCACGGAGTTTCTACACGAATGTCTATGTCAGTAAGATTGGCAATAAGTGAGGCTAAACTTACGGCATAGGTTAGATCCTCTTTATGCTTTATAACTGCGCTGGAACGCCAACCAGTAATTGGCAGATTCTTTTGCAATAACTGCAAAGTTTTTTCCATATCCCCCGCCCGAAATAATGATGCTGAAGAACTTACCAGTACAATCTTGTACTGGTATTTGTTACGGAATAACTTTGTAGTAGATTTATATTGCATCAATGTCCACCAATGATGTTTTAGCATCTACGGTTAACAAAGGAGTTTTTGATTCTTTAGGTGTGGGTAATAACACCAATTTATCCAACTGTACCGTGATGCTTAGTAGCCCACCGTTCTTTAAATTTCCAAACAACATGAGTTTTGCCAAAGGCCTTTTAATTTCCTTATCGATAACACGCTGAAGCGGACGAGCACCCATCTTGGGATCAAACCCTTTGGCAATCAACCAATTAGTACTTTCCTTATCTAGTTTGATCTTAATACCTTTTTCTTTAACTTGAGCCCGCAGTTCGTCAATGAACTTAGCCACAACTTTGGTCATGGATTCTTTGCCAAGTTTATTAAATGTAATAATACCATCTAAACGATTTCGGAATTCAGGTGTAAAGAACTTTTTAAGGTCCTTGTCGCTATAGTCTTTGTCTTGACTGCCAAATCCAATAGTGTTCTTTTCAGCTTCCTGAGCGCCAGCATTTGTAGTAAGAATAAGAATGATATTCCGGCAGTCAGCCCGTTTACCGTTTGATCCTGTAATAAAACCATTGTCCATCAATTGTAACAACACTGTTGTTACATCCGGATGCGACTTTTCCACTTCGTCAAACAACACAACAGCATTTGGATTCTCTTGAATTTTTGTAATCAACAATCCACTGTCTTCTTCAAACCCCACATAGCCAGGCGGGCTACCAATCAGTTTGGAGATGCTGTGCTTTTCTTGATATTCTGACATGTCAAATCGCAACAGTTTGACACCCAAGTGTTTGGACAAACTCTTGGCAGTTTCGGTTTTACCGCAACCAGTCGGCCCCATGAACACAAACGATCCAATAGGTTTGCCTTCACTCTTGAGACCAGCTTGTGCAACCATGATCTTATCAACAATCTCAGTGACTGCAAGATCTTGACCATAAACTTCTGCTTGTAAATTTTCCTGCAAACTAGAAAGATTGCTAGATTCAGTTTCCATGATCTTTTCTTCAGGCATTTGAATCATCTTTGCAAGTTCATATTGAACTTCGCGTTCACCAATTACTCGTTCATCTGCAATCTTCAAATTAAAACGACTGCAAGCAACATCGATTAAATCAATTGCTTTATCTGGCAGTTTTTTATCTGTTTGATACTTGACTGATAATTTGATGGCAGCATCGATTGCATCATCACGGATCTTAACTTTATGGAATTGCTCGTAGTACTTCTTGATACCTTTGAGGATTTGTTTTGTTACTTCTAATGTAGGCTCGTCAACTGTGATGCGTTGGAAACGACGCATTAGTGCACGATCTTTTTCAAAGTGCTTGCGATATTCTTCCCATGTTGTTGAGGCAATAACTTTAATGTTACCTTTGCTCAATGCCGGCTTCATCATGTTAGCAAGATCGTTGGCCGAATTGCTGGCAGACCCGGCACCCGAAATCATGTGTGCTTCATCAATAAACAATACAGTTTTGCCTTTTTTCTGTAACGCTTTAATAACAAGTTTAAAGCGTTCTTCAAAATCTCCGCGATATTTACTACCAGCCAACATGGATGAAATATCCAAGCTATAAACTTTGTATTCTTTTAAGAAATCAGGAATTGCGCCATTTACAATGTTGTAAGCTAGGCCTTCCGCAATGGCTGTTTTACCAACACCAGGATCCCCTACCAAGATTACATTATTTTTTTGACGACGGCCCAATGCTAGTGCAATATTCTCTAGCTCGTCAATTCGGCCTATTACTGGATCAACCTTTTGTTTTTCAACTAGATCATTCAAGTTGCTGGTGTATGCCTTGAGTGCTTTGTCGCCTTGTACGTCTGATGGACCGTCTTCATCACTATCTTGAGTACTATTGTTGAGAAAATCGTTAAATTTGTCTTTGTCAATATTGGCCAGCTGGATAAAGTACTGTGCCCAACTGCGCTTTTCAGACATGATACTTAAAAATACATCTGTTGGCTCAATGCGTTGACGACCATTAAACAGCACCTGAGTAAATGATCTATTTAGGACTCTTTCAACTGCCTGTGTTTTTTTAGGCTTTACAACCACATCTTGAATGGTTATTTCTCCGCACTTTTGATTTATGTAATTTGATAAATTACTTTTTAAGCCTTCTGCGTCGGCTCCAAAACTCTGTAGGCAGTCTTCGAATGTGCTGTCATTAAGCATGGAAAACAGCAAATGCTCAATTGTGAGATATTCATGATGTAATTTTTTAGCGGTATCAATCGCTCGTTCAAATACTGCTTGTAGGTTATCACTTGGTTCAACCATTACTTTCTTCCCTTTTTCTTTTGTAGTTTCTTTTTAGCTAATGCCAATTTCAATGCACTGATATGTTCTGTAAAACAAACGCCATTCAAATGATCTAGTTCGTGTTGAAAACATCTTGAATCTACACCGCTTAGTTCTATTATACGCTTATTTCCTTGTCTGTCAAGGTATCCGACTGTAATATTATTATGACGAGGCACTTTCAGTAAAAGACCAGGAAAACTCAGGCAACCTTCTTCGCTTTCCACCATGTCATTATCTCCGTATAGGATATAGGGATTGAACATGCAAAACGGAACTTGATCTTTGAGATGAATAGCAAACACACGCTTGAGTACGCCAACCTGATTGCCTGCCAACCCAATACCGTTGCTTTCAATCATAAGTTGAACCATGTCAATTTCTAGTTCAGCGGCATCTGTATCTTTCTCAAAGTTCCACGGTACAGCTTGTTGCTTTAATACTAGATCAGGATGTTTTACTAATTTTAGCATTTAGTTCTTTGAGACTGGCAAGTATTTCCTGATTTGTAATTTTAGGAGTTTTTATTTTTACTACTGTTACAAATCTTCCTTTCCTTCCAGTATTTACATTTGTAAAACCATTTCCGTTACTGGCAAATTCCACACCTGATTCCACACCTGCTCGAATATCCACTTCCATCTGCTCTCCAGTAATATTCTTAACAAACTTTTTACATCCAATCATGGCTTCAATAGGATTGATATCCACTGCTGTATATAAATCATCTTGTTTGCGCTCAAAATTAGGATCAGCATGCACAATCACAGTAACATTGAGATTGCCTCTTGGCGCACCTTGCGCACTGTCATCGCCCAATCCTTGGTAGCGTATGGTATCCCCGTTTGTAATACCTGCTGGTACATTGATAGATACAGTTTGTGTTCTACCACTCGGTAATTGATAGTTTGCTTCTAGTTGTTTTCCTAAAAATGAATCCAATAAAGTAATTGCGCATTGAATATTTAGATCTCTATTTCGTCTCATGCTCGGGTGTCCGCCGCCAAACATGTTGGCAAATGGATGCCCTTGTGGAAATCCTTGTCCGAACATATGACCAAACGGATCAAACCCGCCTGTATTAAAATGGAACTGTTGTGCTCCACCAAATTGCCGTTGCTGATCATATTCGGCCTTCTTTTGTGGGTCGCTTAGATTTTCATAAGCAACACTGATATCTTTGAATCGGGCTTGATCACCTCCCTTGTCTGGGTGGTGTTTATTGGCCAAGGTTCGATATGCTTTTTTTATTTCGTCCGGGCCAGCATTCTCGCCAACGCCTAGTGTTTGGTAATAATCAGTCATAGTCGTAAAAAAGCTCCAAATAATAATAGTAATTATACTATCTTACTTGGAGCCTGTCAATGATTTGATTATTTCTTTTCGGGAACTTTATCGCCTTCTACTTTTTTATGCGTTTTGATTTTTTTACAATCTTCGGCTTGTTTACCAGTCTTTTTGTCCATTACAGCTTTACCTGCTTTGTCTACTCGTGGTGTGCAAACTTCTTTAGTTTCTCCGCCTGCAGATACTGGGTTGGATAATACCAAACATAACCCTGCTACAAATATAACATTTTTCATTTTTATGATCCTTTTTTAGCTATTACAGCTTGAATTTTTTCTTGAATTATCTTTGCCCAAAATGGCTGTGGAAAATTCCATCCCACAAACGCTCCCACTGCTATCCATAATAATGTATCTAACATATATTGTTTACCTTATAGAACTGGTTGATTATAATCTGGAACAATTTTCTTACCACTTGCTGTTGTGGTTATTGTGCCTGATGCAAAACCTCCACCAAAACCACTTGATGCTGGTGCTGGTGAACCAAAACTACCGGAGTTGCCGAAGCCTCCTGCTGAAGGTGTGCCAAATGTTGAATTCCCGCCCGCAAATCCTGTTGTTGCTGTGTTTGTGTTACCATTTCCAAATCCTCCAAAGCCACTTGCTGGTGCTTGATTGCTTACATTCACATTGCCTTGTCCGGGTGGAACATATGTTGTGCCGGCACCTTGTGGAAATTGTACTCCACCGTTGTTGGCACCACCTAGCTTTTCTTGTGTGCGTCCGTATGCGCTGATACCAATAACAGCACCCATTGCAATGTGGAACAATCCAGCACCTTGCAATGTTAAAGGTTGCCATTGACTGCTTACATTGCCATGGCTGATCATTTGCAACAAACTCCATAGTACCGGAAACCCCACAAAGTCCATGGTACACACCAGCATGTACATCCAGCCCATCATGGGGCGCCATTTGGAGTTCATCCAATCTTCTTTTTTCTTCTCGCTTGCGCTTGGTTTAACTTCTTCGTCTGCCATTATTGGCTCCTTTGGCTTAATAGCAGTATTTATTTGATATTATCAAATATTTTCTTTTGGCCAGTGTACCATTCAATCCAGTTGTCTACAGTATCCTTACAGGTGTAATATTGTCCATAATTGTCTACTATTGTGGGCAGAACTTCGCTCAACTTAGTTGTGTCAGGAACTAGTTTTAAATCGGGGCAAGATACCAACATATAGTGTGGGGCATCAGGGAATTTTACAGTTACTGGAACAGTAGAACAGCCGCCGGCCACCATTAAAAATAATAAAACAAGAAGTATCATCAAAATTGCTGGTAGTCTCATTTCTTAACCTCCTCAACAGTGACTGTGCCAGTTTTTAGAGGATTTTTGGCCGCATCGTTTAGATCTTTTATAACTTCTGGAGCAACTTTGCATTCTGCATCTATTACTTGAGTTTCTTTCACGATCCGATCTTTAACAGTGGTATAGTACTGAACACGAACTTTTGCTTTTTCTTTAATTTTAGACGCCAACTTAGTGTTAAGCTCTTGGCTTTGCTCTTCTGCTTTGGCCACTTTGGCTTGAACTTCTGCCACTTTTGCACGCCATCGCATCTCAGTGTCATATCCGCCTCGCAACCACACCCCTAATACCAAAAGAAAAACTCCCAGCGGTTTGAATATTTTTACATATTTTCCGTATATAGGAATCCATTTTCCCAACCATCCGGCAACTATTCCGCTCAAGCCGGCAACAATAATCAACCAATACAGCCAGTTGAGTATGGCGTCTGGTATAAGATTAATCATCCACTGAACTTGATCCATATTTTATCCTTGTAACACTTGAATAGCATGATTGTAGTGTTTGATACGATCTTCTAGACCAAGTGTTCCACCGTTGATTTTTTTTGTTAAAGTAAGCATGTCGCCCTGGTCTGCCCATTTGTTCAAGTTGTTGGCTTCCCAAAACCATGCGGCACTTTGAACACAGCCTTCAAATGTGGTTAAATGTTCGCTTGCTTCGTCTAGGCTAATTTCTAAACTTTGTGCATATTTGGTATAGTTGTCTTTGCCGGTCAATTGTATAAGTCCTCGACCGCAAAATTTCCAGCCATCGCCTGATTCTTCCGGACCATTCCCCATGCGATTAGCATAGGCCCTGTTGGCAATTTTTTCAGGTTGTTGTGCATAGGCATTGGCAATATCCATGTTGGGAAAATATCTAGGCCATACTTTACACAAACTTGCTGCCTTGTAGTTTAAGTTTTCTTTAATGGCTGTGTAGCCGCCAGACTCGTGAGCAGTTTGTGCTAAAAATGCAGCCATTCTAGGAATGGTATTGATATCGTAGTCAGGTAACACTTGGCACAACGCTTCATACCAGTGCTCAATGTATGGATTTTTTCCAATCACCTGGAACAATCTATCTTGTGTAAATTCAAATTCAAAACTCATTATAATTTCCTTGCTAGTGCAACAGCCCACCCGTTGTTTTCAAATATAAATGTATGACCAATTTTATTAATGTTATAGTTACCAATGACTTTGGTTAAAAACATAATCTCCGCCATGTCCTTGCCCTCCAGCATCATGGGGCCTTGGATGCTGTTGTACACATGTTCCTTAGTGCCGCTATTGATAATATCAAATGCAACAGTACCACTATAGGGTCGTTTAAAAGAAATACTTTCATTCGCTACATTCAGTGTGTCGGCATAGCTGTTGCTAAAGAAATTGCTGAAATTATCCAAATTATTCTTTTCGGTAGCTAACTGATATGAACTGGCATCCACGGGCACATCTTTTTGTAAATTCTCAAGTGTAGCAGGTCTGCTTTTAAAACTCTTAAAGTATCGGTATCGCATGTCTTCCATGCCTGTCAATTTTTTAACACCTTCTACCAATTCTAAGATTTGTTCAGGTGTGCGCCTAGTGCGTTCGAGTTCCACATAAACTCTGTACATGCCATCATCTAACTCTCCAGGTGTACAATCGGCATCCAACACAAAATTATACCCCATCTCAAAGAAATTCTCTAAGTCTCTAGCCGGATCTTCTTGATCCACTGTAAAGCTCAGTACACATACATCTTTATCATCACCAACTTTGCTCTTAAAACTATCAATTTCAAATATTTTTTTAATTAAAAATTTAAGGTCGTGTTGTCTTAGTGCTTCATTTAGACTCATGCTGCTCCTCCTGCTGCTGGAGCTGCCGG